GATTATCAATTCTGTGAACCCACAGGCAGTTCCGGCCTATGTAGTTCCTAATCCAAATGCTTATGCATATGGATGTGGATGCAGCACAGGGTGTGGCTGCTAAAAGTAGCAGCTACGCAAAAATGAATAATTGAGTATCTTAATTGAGTTTAACTCGATTATGTCTGCTTATGCAGTATTACAATTTATGGCAAGGGGCAGGCTTTAAGGTTTTCCCCTTGCTTTTTTCGTACATTGACAATCGAATATTGGCTGATGATTTTTGGGTTTGAAAAAAATAAAACAGTTGCGCCCCACAAAAGAAAGTGCGCAACTGTACGGATAACAATCAATCCACAGGGATTGATAGGTGTATTTTATCAAATCCCTGCGGAGAAATCAAGAAAAATGATTATAATTCGAAAAAGTGCTTGACTTTTCTTTGTGTATACACTATATTTTAATTGTGCCACAAAGAAAAGAGGTGAACACAATGGGCATTCACAAAGGAACAAAGTTGACTGAAAATCCTAAAAAGCATACTTTGAATTTTAGGTATGATGATGAAACAGAGAAAAAACTTAATTATCTATCTAAGAAAGAAAAGTTGACTAAGGCTGAAATTATCAGAAAAGGGATTGATATTCAGTATAACGACAAAAAAGAGTAGTCAAGCATTACTTAGCGGTAATTGACTACTCTAAGAGCGAGATAACTCTCTATGAAATATTCTATCATAAGGGTTATCTCATTTCAAGCAAATTTTGGAAGCGAGGTAGAATCCATGAAAGATGAAATTATCAACAAAATTATTCGCAATCTGAAAAACACAAATGAATACTTTCTAAAGTGCATACTTGCTTATACAAATGTATTGGCAGATAGAAAGGACGGTGCAGAATAATGGGCGAATTATCTAAACTTGAAACAAGAACACCTATTGAGATTGCACTCGACATTGACAGTGACGGAATGACAACAGCAAAAAAGTTATATTCATTCTTGGAATTAAGCCCAAGTAATTATTCAAAATGGTGTAGAACTAACATCATAGAAAATGAATTTGCGGATGAAAACATTGATTATTGGGCATTCGTACTTAATGACGAATGGGGAGGACAGTCTACAACAGACTACAAACTTACTGCACACTTTGCCAAGAAATTATCTGTAAAAGGAAATAGCGAAAGAGCGGAACAGGCAAGAGAGTATTTTACAACTATTGAAGAGAGAGTAAAGCAGAAATCAATAGACAGAACGCAGTTATCGCCACAGCTTCAAGCACTGTATGGATTGATTGAAACGCAAGCAAGGCAGGAACTAGAGCAGAAGCGACAGGCAGAGCAGATAACCAAGGTTGAGCAGACGGTCGATAACATGAAAGAGATATTTACACAGCCTATAGGTGACTGGAAGTCAGAAATCAATGCTAGGGTGCGAGAAATATCGCTAAAGAGCAATATCGAATATGCAACTTTGTATAATCAGCTTTATGCGGAACTTGAGACAACTGCACATTGTAGTCTCAAGCGGTTGCAGGAAAACAAAAAGAAACGCATGGAAAAGGCAGGAAACACAAAAACTGCTATCAGACAGGAAACAACCAAAATTGCAATTATATATGAAAAGCCACAGCTAAAGGCAATTTTTGAAAACATTGTCAAGAAATACGCAATGCGGTATTGTGCATAGTATAATTGTTTCGAATCTGAAAACCATCAGCCAATATTTGGTTGGTGGTTTTTTTGATGGAAGGAGAGGTTATATATTATGGCAGAATATGTATCAGTTGCAACACAGGAAGTTGCATCAAATGGAAATGTTGTATTTACAAACACAGCAGTTAAAGGGTCTAGCTGTATCCAGCACAGAGAGGGTAGCGGAATTATCACCTTGCGTGGACTGACAAATCAGTGCAGAGCAAGATTCTTTGTTGATTTTTCGGCAAACATTGCAGTTCCTACCGGTGGAACGGCCGGGGCGATTTCTTTAGCAATTGCAATTAGTGGTGAGCCTGTATTATCTTCACAGATGATTAGCACACCTGCCGCAGTCGAACAGTTTAACAACGTATCCGCAGGCATTTATGTAGATGTACCGAAAGGATGCTGCGTAAATATCGCTGTAGAAAATACAAGCGGCGTTGCTATAGATGTGGCAAATGCAAACATCGTTGTCACAAGAGAAGCGTAGGAGGTGTATAGCTATGGATGTTAAGAGAATGCATGACATGATTGAAAAGATTTCAGAATGTGCAAAATGTGAATTTGACAAAGGAATTGAGTGCATTGATACACAAGAGATGGGGGAAGTTGTCGATATGATGAAAGATTTGTCAGAAGCTATGTATTACAGAACTTTGACAAATGCAATGAATGACTTAGATCCGTATGAAACAATGGAAATGTTTGAAAGATACGGAGACGGTCGCAGACATTACGACAACTACAGATACAAAACCACAGGTGAGTATGCTCCAAAGGGAAAAGGCACTTACGTTGGCAGAAGAGGTTATGAAGAGCCGCCTTATTGGCATATGACTAAAGATGATTATGACAGATGGTCAGATATGCCTAGATCAGAGCGGATGCGTGACCTTGATCGTGCAAGCGGAAGAATGCACTTTGCCGAACCTGTATCTCATGGTATGGACTCTATGAGCGAAAGTCATTATGATCGTGCAAAGAGAAACTATACAGAAAGCAAAGAAATGCATAAAGACAATACTATGCACGACAAAGAAGCAAAGATGAAAAGTCTTGATGATTATTTGAAAGTATTTTCAAATGATGTAAAAGACTTAATTAAAGATGCTACGAACGAAGAGAAATCACTCTTTAAGAACAATATGACAGGATTGATGAACGCAATGTAATTTGTTTTCTCTGAATTAAGCGGCTGGGGATTATTTCCCCGGCTGATTGCGTACAGGGGGCGATATCATGGTTTTTTATATTAACGGTACAAATTGGCGTGTTGTGTTTGTAAAGACCAATAGCGAGGCAATTAGACGCACTGACGGCAGTTATAGTGTCGGCACAACAGATGCAAATACACATGAGATATATCTAAATGAAAATCTGCATGGTGATTTTTTGAAAAAAGTGTTTATTCATGAAGTATGCCATGCGATATGTATATCTTATGAAATTTATTTGCCGATCGAGCAGGAAGAGTTGTTGTGCGATTTTGTGGCAACATACGGAAAAGAAGTGCTGGACATTGTAGAGATGATGTTTGGCGCGGTTAGGATGGTATCATGAGTATGATAGATGAGATTTTAAGATTTGTGCAGAGAACAAACCCAAATATGACAAAAGCTGATCTTCTGTATCAAATGGGCATAACCGAATATTCGGCAAGAGCATTATATATTTCTTGTATGAGCAAACCGTATATGTTAGAATCTAAAGAAAAAGGCAGGAGGATTTGTTCTAATGGGAAAGATTGACATGGGTTTCATCAAATTATCTTATGAGTGCAGTGATTTGATCGAAGAAATCAAGGGAGACATAAGCGAATTTGGCGAGGAACTGGAAGTATGCGTTTTGGTAAAGGATTTTCATGGCTGCAAGATTTATAAAGAGTATGATTTTGTGGACACAGTGTTTGAGCCTTTACACGATGATGAATTTATCGAGAAGATGACAATAGGAAAATTGTTAGAATTATGTGAACAACAGAATAGTATATTTTAACGAAAAAAGAGCCAATGGAAAGGTCTAAAATCCGTTGGCTCTTTTCTACTTATCTGTTTTGTGCATGATTATATTATCATGTTTTATTTTATGTGTCAATACACAAATTAAAATTATGTTGAAATTTATTTTATGATATGTTATGATATATTTAATGATACAAATTATAATGTATCATTGTTTATTTTTCACAATATATGTATTGTAGCATACGCACACACATGTGCGTTTTGACGAAAGCGAGGTGCGCCGCCTATGGATATGGAAATATCTGTAAACACAAAAAACGATGTTATGAGAGAGCGTTTTCTTCTCGGTGCGAAACTTACAGGCAAATACGGCTTTCCACAACTTCCCGCGGTGATTGTTCATGCAGACGGCTTGAGATCCGCGCCATTTAATCTAGCATTAAAAGAACGAAATCCGAAAGAGTGTATTTGTCATTTCTTTATTGACGATATGCAATTTGAGAGAGTGTGGAACAACCCGGATAAATACATTCCTGCGTTGCAAAATTTCAAATATGTCTGCGCTCCAGACTTTTCTTTTTACGAAGATATGCCGCTTTCAATGCAAATATGGCAGGTGTATAGATCACGTGCGCTTGCTTGGTATCTTCTGATAAATGGCGTAAACGTTGTCCCTGTTGCTGGCTGGAGTGATGCGAGGTCCTTTGAGTGGTGCTTTGATGGATTGCCGCAGCAATCATCTATAGCGATTTCTTCCGTTGGTTGCGCTCGTGATGATCTGTCTAAAAGATGTTTTTCTTCCGGATATAGTGAACTGATCGAACGCGTGAACGGTGCAAGGGTTGTTTTGTTCGGTGAAAAAATAGTATCCGGGAACGTGGATCAGTTCCCGGCTTTTTCAAATGAGATCCAAAAAAGAATAAAAAGGGGGCGATAGAATGGGCAGCAGATCGGGGAGAAAGAAAAGAACAGCGGATATATACGGCGTTAGAGCTGTGCGCCAAACAAAAAAAGACGAAATAAACGGAATTACAGTTATTAGATCACGTTTCAAATTTGAAAAATACAAAAAGAAAAATATAAACAGAAAAAAATAAGCCTCCCAATTGGGAGGCTTTGCTGGCCGTGGTTTGTTTTTAGTAAATCTCTATAGCTTCGTTGTCATCAGTAAAGATATAAGTTCCTTCTATCCCTAAATCTCTCCCGAATGATTCATAATCAAAATAACATGCTACGTTGTCAGGTACTTTGTCTAAATATCCACAATCTTCTACAATCTGATAAGCCACGTCTTCCATGTCGTCGCAATCATAATAAATCCTATAATCGCCATTGTTTACCTTTTCGATAGCTTCATCCAATGTATAGTCTAACTTCTGTATTAAAGCCTTTACAACATTTCTTTCTTCTCCGTCCAGTTTTTTGATCCGTTCTGCTATGTCGTTCAGTTTGTCGATATTCTCATACTCTCCGACTTCGTATAAGTCGCACTCATAATCCGTTATGAAGTATTCTTCGTATTCTTCGTTGATTCCGATATGATCAAATACTTCTTGGAGCTCTCCCTGTGATACTGGTAATTCTACCCATTCGCCTACAAGTTCGCCTTCGTTGTACTTTCCTAAGTTTGTTAAAAAGATTTTCATTGCTTTTTACCTTTGGACCGTGTTATAATGGTCCTACCTTTCTTATTGATTGGTGGCGATCGTGTTTAGTTGGTAGCTATGGGCGATCGCCTTTTTTTATTTACAAGTAAATTATAGCATTAAAAGCCCAAAAAGTCAACATTTTTTTTCGAAAATAAATAAAAAAATAAACAAAATAAAAAAACACTTGACAAATTGACGGACGTATGCTACTATATGGATAGTGGAAAGGAGGCGGTTAAAATGTTTCGAAAACTAGTAAAAAAAAGAATGGTTGATCTGGAGATCAACCAAGCGAAACTTGCCGAAATGATCGGGCGATCACGGCAATCTTTATGCATTTCTCTAAAAAATGATAATTTGAGAGAAAACGACATGCGAAAGATCGCGGATGCAATGAATTGTGATCTTGTTATCAAATTAAAGCCAAGAGACGGAGAATAGCAGCGAACCCCAGCCGATCGGCTGGGGGCTTTTTTGCGCATAAAAATACCCCAGTAAAATTTACTGGGGCTTTTATTTAGCTAAAATATCCGAAATCACCCTGTGCACCTGTTGTTATTATCGTCTTTCCGTCATTTCTACAGGAACTACAGCGATCCCTGCATCCTTATTTAGTTCTGCGATCTCTTCTGGGGCGAACTCTTCGCATCCAATCAACATTCCGTCTACATATAATTTACACATTTTCATTGCTTTTTACCTTTGGATCATGCTATAATGACCCTACCTTTCTTCTAGTGAGGTGCGGCAGTCGTTAGCTTTGGTCGGTGAGCGGCTGCTGCTTTTCTTTGTTTCTGTAATTATAATATCATATTATATAAATTTTGTCAATATTTATTTTACAAAATAAATAAATACTTGAATAAAATAAAAAAAAGCATTGACAAAATAGAGATATCATGCTATTATATTTATAGATTAAAAGAAAGGGCGTCCAAAGGACGTATGGTGAAAGATCATGAAAAAATTAGGAAAAACATTTAGAAGAGTAGAATTTGACGGATCGGAGATGTCAGAAAAGGCGTTTAATGTTTACTCAAACAGCGACTTCTGCGTTTGGCGAGATCTTCGCGGCACGTTCTACATTTCTGACAACGAAGTAGCAGACCCGATAGAGATCGGAACGCTGCTAGATGTGATTGATTATATCGAAGATCTGGCAAAGGAGGTCAGAGCCGATGAATAGAATTGAAGAAATGCGCCGCAAAATGACAGCGGCTGGAGTTTACAGAGAAGCAGACATAGAAAAGATCTGCAATCTGGAAGAAAAAATCTTCCTGTAAAAATATTTGCCCCAGTCAATGAATGACTGGGGTTTTTTAATTATAAAATTTTTATAAACAAAATATAAAATAAAAATAAAAATGCCTATTTTCTGATGAGTTTAACGTCCGCTGTGCTTATAGTTGCATATGTATATATAAAATGCTTGTAAATGTATAATCATTCGTCAGATAATGCCTGCATAGATGTAATTATAAATATTTGATAGTATTTAAATTACAATAGATATACTGATTTCGGACGGTCAACATTCGATCAATAACAACTATATATAGATATAATATTACAATAGTTGTATAATGTTTTGATTTTTTTGGATAATGCAAAAACGATCAGCCCCAGCCGTTGAATTTCAGTACATTTCAGATATTTGTAAACGTTCTGTATACATTTCTGTATAAATCCCATTATATAATATATATATAATTTAAATAATAATATTAAATATATTAATATACATATAGGCTGACTGCCTATACATTAAATAATAATTTAATACCAGCCCCTAATATGGGGGGCTGGTTATATAATATACATAGTGGGTAAACCCACTACATAATATAAAATATTTATATACAATAGTGGGATAACCCACTATATAAATTAAACTATATACATATATGGTGGGTTATTAGATATATAGTTACACACCTAAATAATTTATATTTTTTCAAAATACCCCTTGACAAACAAAAAAATCTATGATACATTTTAGCCACAAATCAAATCAAGCGTTGATAGATTGCTCCAGCTGACCGAGGCGGATATAAGCGATCGCTTGAGGCAACGCTTGACAGTATATGAGCAAGGACGGTCATTTTATTACGTAAGTTACACGCTCGCAAGAAAGAATCTACCGGGAACAGATCCGGTTACAGGTTTCTTTTTTGCGGGCGTTTTTTATTTGGCAATCAGCCGGAAAGGGGGCAGACATGAGCAGTGAATTTTACGAAGTAAAACAAACTATTACATGTGTCGAAGATATGCCCCCGGTAGCTAGAGACATCATAAAGAATTACTGCGATGTGTGGGGATTCGATGAATTTAATCTAACGCCCAACGTCTGGCGAGATGTATTGACTGAGTTAAGAATAAAACTGTTTGAGCCATGTAAGTATACGTATGTAGAGAAAACTACTTCCGGTGGTTATGATATACCAAGTGTAGAGTGGATCTATAATAATATATATAAACGTATATGCGATATGCACAATAAAGAATGTAGTATACACGGTTTTGTTACAATGGTGGGTATCGGTAAAGATCAGCTATATAGATGGCAAAATGGAGAATATCTAAGTGGCCGCCACAGCGATTTATTGAATACTATAAGGGATGACAACGAGGACAGCCTCTTTGGCTTGATGCAACAGATCAGAAACCCTGTTGGCGTCCTTGCAAAGCTGAATAAGAATCACGGCTGGAACCTACCCGGAGCAGGCAGAACCAATGAAACAAAACCTATTATTTCTGCATCAAACCTACCAACTGTGGAAGAACTCCAGAAAATAGATCAGCCCGGAATAGAGCAAAACACAACATATAGTGGTGACAATGGCGGCACACACAATATATAGTGGTTCGTCTCTAGGCTAAACCGGAGTTTATCACAGAGAGTTTTTCGAACATATGTTCAAGCACGCAGGGTGCGTTACAAACTGCTGACCCCCACCCATCCCTTATGATGGCGGCAGCCACACCCCCCCCACTAAGTCCCAAAAATATTCTCCAAAACAAAAGTGGGTTTACTGAAAGGAAATTATAACATGAAACGAATCAGAGTGCAAGATTTAATGCTGCTAAAGCTACATGGAGTAAAGGTTGTTCACATCGTATTTGGTTTGTGGGCTGTGCCGGAAGTTGTGAAGATACGAGGTAGCAAGGTAAAGCATTCAAAATATAGGCTGTATAGGCTTGAGTGAGGAGATATGATATGACAGGAAACGAGTACCAAGAGTTGGCAATGAGGACAAATGATGGCTGCGGAACTGATAGGCTTGCAGGCATGGTAGTAAACGCTAATAAGAAGGGGACCTGTGATGCCGGGGGACTAATAAATGGATGTCTGGGGCTTGCAGGGGAATCCGGAGAGACGTTGGACATGGTAAAGAAATGGATTTTCCATGACAGCGAACTAGACAAAGACCATTTGAAGAAAGAATTAGGTGACGTCATGTGGTATGCAGCCATGATATGTTACGCTATGGGATTTGATCTTGATGATGTGATGCAGACAAACATTGACAAGTTAAAGGCAAGATACCCGGGTGGATTCGACACATATCGAGCCAATCATCGTGAGAGGGGTGATGTGTAATGGCAGAAGTGCAAAGCTTTCTGCTTGATGACGATACAGCGAACATTCAGCAGCTTGTTGTGGATAAATCGAGTATGCGTGTAGATGATCCGGTGAATCATCCATCACATTATGAGACAGGAAAATTTGAGTGTATAGATGTGATGGTAGAAACAATGGGGATTGAAGCAACAATGGAATTTTGTGTGTGCAATGCTTTTAAGTATCTGTATCGTCATAAGAGAAAGAACGGAATCCAAGATTTGGAAAAAGCAAAATGGTATATTGAAAAATATATTGATTTGCAATCGGTGAAAAATGAAAATAGGTCATAAAGATATTGACGATGAATGCACAAAATGTGGACAAATGCTTGAATGCAAATTGTTCCGTCAAAGGCATGGAATTGGATTAGAAAGAGAAAACGTAACTGAAATGTTAAGGTGCCAATTTAGGCACGAAAGGGAGAAGTATAATGATACAGATGTTAAATCAAGTAGTCAGACTGCTTTTGTTGATCCATGAAGAGAATCTAAGTATTATGGCGGCGGTGTTTCAGAAAGATGTTGCAAACAATATCGCAAAAGAAGCAAACGGTAGTGTAAGAGAGATTTTATTTGGAGAAGAAGCAGATACTACGGCACGTCAGCCCCCGGAAGATGAAGAGACTTCCGATGAAAAATAAACGTGTCACAAGCGTTCAGATAATAGCAGACTACTATTATCTGTTGCCCGGGTTGGCTTTGCAGGTTCGAATCCTGTGCCGGGTAATTGCCATTTTTTGGCGTATCTTATACGGGTTTCATGTTGACTGTGTAGGATAATAGTCCTTTCTCCACCTAGCGGAAAGCTGTTAAGGACCGTCACAAGGTCCGGGTGGTGTTTGTGAAATTCAAACTGGGATTTTTCGTTTCTTTTTTTCTCCCAGCAGTTATAGCCTGCACTCCATAAAAAGACAAACTTGAGTGTTTGTTGGTGGTCTGAACAGGGAAACCGCATACCCTCCCATTGACTTTGATTCCTGTTGGTTGTCATTTTCCCATGTGCGGTAGTGGGTTCGAGTCCCACACAGACCAATCTGCAAGGTATGACCCAAAATACTTTGTAGTTGTCAACGGATAACCTCCAATTATCTGATTGTAAGGGACATTGGATTGCTTGAAGTTGCTATTGCCTTTGCAACGGATGGTATTGCGGATCGTTTCCGCAAGTCCCTTTTAAGTAACTGTAAACAGTGCATATACAATGTGTATGTGCAATTTTTTTATAAGTAGGTGACATATGAAAAGTAAAATTTCACAATTTATTTACAACAAACTTACGAAAAATAAAACAAAAATTTTGATGTTTGCAATCTCCTTTGATTATGAAAAATATAAGAAAAACGGAGAAAAGGGATCATGTGATTTGTGCGCACATCCTGCACTTTTTGAAGATGAGAATTTCAAGAAAATGGCAGAAGATTTGGTTGATTATGTACGTGCCAACCATGATATGGAGAAATTTACACATTTGTAGAAAGAATTTTTATGAGAGAAAAAGCTATAAACGGTAAATACATAGGCAATGCAATTGGATATTGTCATTGTGATGCTCATAAAGGGGCATTGAACAGGGAACTGGCATATAAGCATAAATGCCTTGCAAAACGCTGTAAATGGCTTGAAAAGTACAATGAAGATGTGTGGAGACCAAAAGAAAAGTGTTTTAGAAGATAACCGACCGGTAAGAGTGTTCCGGCCGCTAACCTGTAAAAGTTTTAAAGCAGAGGTAGAATACCTTTGCTTTTTTGAAAGTGAGGTATTTTATGCCAAGCGAAGAATTAAAAAAAGCAGTAAGCAGTTATGAACAGTTTATAAAAACAAATGGAATAAGTGAGGGAATCATAAAGGCTTATTTGCAGGCCGTTAAAGTTGCTGTCGAGACTGAAAAAGAATCTAAGTATGGTCTATATATTTCTGCACGTGTAAAGCAATTGATTGAACAATATGTGTTTTCGCAGTCAAGGTGCAGCGTGTGGGATTTGGAAAAGTATGCTTTTGCAAGAAAAGAAAAATATGCAATCATAGATACATATTATGAGATTCTTCTAATCGAAGCACGACTGAATATTGTAGATAGTGCCTTGCAGTATTTGGAGAAAAACAGAGAGCCAAGAGAACGGTTTTATATGCCTAAGCGAAAGTGCTTTATGCGTATAGGGCTTGTAGAAGCGTTGCAAGGTATAATAGATGATAAATACGACATATTATGTATCAGTATGCCGCCAGGAACAGGAAAAACAACAATAGAGAAGTTTTTTCACGCATTGGTTGCAGGGTGGTATCCAAACGACTTTAGCTTGTTTTACTCGCATAGTGGCGATATTACACGAATGTACTACGATGGAGTGTACGACATTGTCACTAACTCGCAAGAATATACATGGGGTGAGATATTTCCAGATCTACAAGTTAGTGGAACGAATGCAAAGTTAGAGCAATTTAATGTTGGTAAATATAAACCGTTTCCGTCTATACAATGTACTTCTGTAGGCAGTAAAAATGCAGGAAAAGTACGTGCGTCCAAACTCTTGCTAATTGACGATATGATCGGTGGCATAGAAGAAGCTATGAATCCAAATACGTTGGATAAGCTGTGGGGAAAGTATAGCGTAGATGCACGTCAGAGAAAAACAAATGATTCGAATGATAGGCCATGTAAGGAGATCCATATTGCTACAAGATGGAGCGTACATGATGTAATTGGCCGAGTGCAGAGAGCATACGAGGGAAATCCTAGAGTAAAGATAATCGCTGTGCCGGATATTGATCCGAAAACGAAAAAAAGTAATTTCGATTTTGAGTTTGGCGGTTTTACGGTAGAATTTTTCGCAGATCAACAGTTGCTTATGGATGATATATCCTACAGATGCCTATACAAGCAGCAGCCAATTGAACGAGAGGGATTATTATTCCCAAGTGAAAAACTTAGAAGATATATGAATTTGCCGCATGGTGAAGCAGAGATCATAACAGCACAATGCGATACAAAGGGAAAAGGTACTGATTACTTTGTAATGCCTGTATTTGCACGATATGGGGATGATTATTATTGCATAGACTGCGTATGTGATAATGGAGCAGATTATGAAATGCAATATGAAAATTCTGCAAACTTGCTTGTTAGAAATAATGTGCAAGACTGCGAATTTGAATCAAACTCTGGTGGTGATCGAGTTGCACGAGAAGTAAATAAAAGAGTTGAAGAAAAGGGTTGGATCTGCAACATAACGGATGCTCCAACAGAGACAAACAAAGAAGCAAGAATATTTCAGTGTTCGTCTTGGATTTTACAGCACATTATTTTTAAGGACCCGGACAATTATAAACCAAACGATCCGTATGGAATTATGATGTCGTTATTGACAAGATATTCGGTGTCGGGGAAAAAGCAATTGGATGATGTTCCGGATGTTTTGTCAAACTTTGCCTTAAGAGTAACAGAAGTAAAGAAAAAAAGAACTGCAAATATTCTATCGAGTATGATTTAGAAGAAAGTGAGGGAGTTACAATGAGTACAATTGAGTATCTGATGCAAATATCAAAGATCAACTGTATTATCAACAACAAATTATCGGAAATTGCAGAAATGCGTCAAATGTCGCAAAGCATTACTGGATCTTCTGTAGGAGAGAGAGTACAAACAAGCCCAGAACCCGACAGAATAGGTGCTATATGCGCTAAAATTGATGAAATGGAACGAAAAGTCGATGCTTTGATTGATGAATACTACGATAAAAAGCAATATATATTAAGGCAGTTGGAAAGCTTAACGCTTATGCACTATAAAATCCTTTATATGGCATTTGTGAAAGACAAGACTCTGTTTGAAATAGCAGATGAAATTGGATATACAGAAAGACACACAACAAGAATTTACAGCGAAGCACTAAGAGAGTTTGAGGAAAGATACGGAAATGACTATATGTCTTGAAATGTCCGAGAATGTCCGTAAATGTCATTGAATGTCATAAAATGCTGTTATATAGTGTAAATGTGAAAGAGTTTAAGAACTCACTTTCTCATACATACTCCTGTGTATGCTCCCACAAAATTGTGGGAGCATTTTTTGAAAGGAAAAATAATGGGCAAAACAATATATTGTCCTGCTTGCGGTCGAAAAGTCGCAACGTGGGACGGAAAATCAAAAATAAACAAGATTGCACGATGCAGAAAGTGCAACAAAAAAGTAATTTACGACATAGAAAATCAAGAAACACGGTTAGAAAAGTTGCCGGAGCGGCAATCATCTAGCGGTGTTGTTTTTATTTAGAGAGGTGTAAACAGTGGCAGGACATATGCGTGGTCGAACAATGATAACAACAGATGAAGTTGTTATTGACGAATCAAATATCTTGGATGTGCTAAGAAAATCACACGCTTTGCATGTAAAAAATGCAAATGACATCGAATATTTGATTAACTACGAAAAGGGAGATCAACCACTCCAACGAAAAAAAAACTATAGACCGGATATAGATTGCCAGTGCAGCGACAATGTGGCAAATGAGGTCACAGAGTTTAACACAGGGTTTAAGTGGGGAAACGCAATAACGCTTGTGCAGACTGGAGACGGTTCGGATGAAGAAATATCAGAAGCTGTATCAGAACTAAATAAACAGTATGCAATGGCTAGGATTAAGGCTAAAACACAAGAGTTGGGAAGATATGTAGAAATCTGTGGTATTTGCAACGTCTATGTTGATATCAACATGGAATGGAGAAAAGGAAAGCCACTTTTTGAATTAGATGTGTTAGATCCTAGAAGCTCATTTGTTGTGAGATCGAGTTATTATCCGGACAAAAGAATCATGCTTGGTGTTACATATAGGCATGACAGCATTTCCGGGAACACATATTACACTTGTTACACAAAAGACCAAAGATTTGAGGTTGTAAATCTACAGTCGGAAGTAACATCACCTAGCAAGTGGGCACACATGGAAAGAAGTGGTGAAGAAAATCCGCTTCATATTGTTCCAATAACAGAATATATCAGATCTTATGACCGAATGGGAGCATGGGAGAGATATATTGATGAGATGGACAATTTGAACTTGCTAATATCTGACTTTACAAACGATGTAGAGCAGAATACGCAAGCAATGTGGCATACGAACGATGTAGATTTTCCTGTTATAGAAACAGAGACGGAAAGCGGTGAAAAGGTTGAAGAAGTAAGAAAGCCAAAGTCGGGAGAATGGTTGCAGACATATACCAATCCAGACGGAAATACGCCTTTTGTAAAGCCACTTGCCATTGATTACGATTATCCGGGTATGTTGGAAAACATACAGTATAGAAGAGCAATTATTTTGCAGAAATGTAATGTTCCTGCAAGAAATGACAATACGTCTGGAGCAACCGGAGTAGCCATGAGCGATGCAACAGGATGGTCACACGCAGAATCAGCGGCGGCAAAACAACAGTTGATAACTGATTCCAACAAATTGGATGAGGTAGAAATCGTATTGTCTGCGATCAGAGAAAACCCAAACACTCCGCAAGACAGCCCATTAAGGGACTTAACAACAGCGGATGTAGAGCCAAGTATTAAACGTCAAAAGACCTATGAGTTATCGACAAAATGTAATTCCATCGCAACATTGATAAATACTGGCGTAAACGGAAAAGATGTTTTCAACACAATACCTTTGTTTGACGATCCTAACGAAGTTTGGGAAAACAGCAAAGAAACGATAGAAAAGAATCAAAATCAAAATGCAGAAAACAAAGAACAATATGATCCCAAGAAAGATAGGATTATGAGCGATTTGTCTGATCAAGTGGAAAATAGTCCGTTGATTGACAAGAGCAGAACGGAAAAGTGATGCCTATGACAAGTAGATTTGATAAGCTGAATAATTTGTCGATGGACTATTCAAAATATTTTGGAGAGATGGCATTGACAGATGAGCAGAAGAAACAACGGATTGCATTTTCGAAACAAATGGAAGATGTGATGTTGTTTCTTTTTGAGTTATTGGACGTAATGGCAGACTTTGGGAGCAAAGACGAAGAATACGTCAAGAAAGAAATTGCAACGCGTTATTTGAGCGTTCTGATGGCTTACACAGCTATTGATGATTTCTTCAAAATGTATGCTGATTATTTTTCGGAAGAAACATTGAGAACGACATTAGAAAACATAGATGCCGAATGGATCACATCTAATGATAGGGCAAGGCTAATCGCAGAAAATGAAGCAAATACATCATTAAACAGAGTTGACTATATAAACGCTGTTGCAAGCGGAAAAACAAGAAAACAATGGATCACCATGAAAGATTATCGAGTAAGGAAAACGCATCAAGTGATTGACAATAAGGTGCTGCCGATTAACGGAGTATTTATTGTTGGTGATAGCATGATGTACTTTCCGAAAGATACATCTTTGGGAGCAGGCATGGAAGAAATAGCAGATTGCAGATGCTCCGTTAAATATTTATGAAATTAAGCCTAAGCGAAAGCAAGGGCTTTTTTATTTGGTGCAGAGAAGCACCTAAAAAAACACAAAATACAGAGAAGTAAAAACACAAAGAAAGTAAGAGGTAACAAAAATGAGTGAAGCAATTGATGTAACGACAACAGAAAAAAATGATTCAGCTGTAGAAGAGCAGGCAAAAAATGAGAATGAAGAGACTCCAACAGTGGAAGAACTTATGGCGCAGTTAGCAGAGGCTAAAGCGACAGGAGCAAAGCAGAAACAGGCATTAGACAAGGCTCTTAGAGAAAAAGGAGAAATCACTAAGGCTTTAAGAGCAAAGCAGACAGCGGAAGAACGTGCTACAGAAGAGAAAGAAGAGGCAGAAAGACTGCAACGTGAGAAGTATGAACAGGTTGAAAAAGAACTGAATCATATGAAAGCAGTATCGGCTTATAAGAGTTTGTCTACTGAAAAAGCGGTTGAGAACCTGATTGATGCAATATCTGATGGAGATCACAATGCAGTCGCTGCATTGATTGAAAACGAAGTGAAATCGGCAGTTGCTAAAGCAGAAGCAGAGTGGAAGAAATCACGTCCAAGAGTAAATGTTGGCGGATCATACACTGGCATGACCAAAGACCAGATTATGCAGATTGAAGATCGTGCGGAGCGAAGAAAAGCAATTGCTATGAATCAAGAATTATTTTGCTAGGAGGTAGAATATGGCAGCAGAAGAGAATTTGATTAAGAAAGAAGATCTCAAGATAGCAAGAGAGATCGAGTTTGTGGAAAGATTTGGATATTCCGTCAAGAAGCTGATGGAAGCACTTGGAGTAACAAGAAAAATTCCAAAAACATCCGGAACAATGTTAAAGACGTATAAAGCGTCCGGAACTCTGGCAGATGGAAAAGTAGCAGAGGGAGATTTGATTCCTTTGTCTCATTACAAAGTAGATCCGGTTTCCTACAAGGAGATTGTATTGCAGAAGTGGAGAAAAGCCACATCGGCAGAAGCGATCATCGAAAAAGGTTACGATCAGGCAGTGGAAATGACAACGGATGAAATGCTTAGAGACGCACAGAGAGGAATTAAGAAAGAATTTTTCGATTTCCTTAAAACGGGTACAGGAACAGCAACAGGAGTTGGTTTCCAGCAGGCATTAGCACAGGCATGGGGACAGTTGCAGGTTCTTTTTGAGGATGACGAGATTGAGCCTGTATTTTTCATGAATCCGCTTGATGTTGCTGATTATCTTGGCCAGGCAAATATTACCATTCAGAACGCATTTGGTATGCGCTATGTGGAAGATTTCCTGGGATTAGGAACGGTTGTTTTTGCCAAGTCCATCGACGAGGGGAAGGTCTATGCAACTGCTAAGGATAATATTGTGTTGTATTACATTCCTGTAAACGGTGCTGGATTGGACGAGGGATTTGTATTTAGATCAGACAGCACAGGACTTATTGGTATTCACGAAGAGGCAGATTACGATCACATGACAGTGAAAGATGTTGTTGCATCTGGAATCGCTATTTTTGCAGAAAGAATTGATGGAGTGGTTATATCAACCATTACACAGGCAGAGGGTACTGCTGTAACTGGCGAAGATACTAAAAATACAGGAGCATAATAATAAGGAGTGGTCAAATGTATAAAGTAATACATTTTTTCACAGACTTACAGGATAATTCACACCCTTATAACGTGGGAGAAACATTCCCACGTGAGGGTGTTTCAGTAACAGCAGAAAGACTGGAAGAGTTATCGGGAAATCATAATTTGCAGGGAAAACCACTTATACAACTTGTAGATGATTTTTCAAAATATATGAATGCCCCGGAAGAAACTGTGGAAAACAACTCATATTCAAAGGATGAAATTGCCAAAATGCCAGTTGCTAAATTGAGAGAACTGGCAAACGAAAAAGGTATTGATAGTGCAGATAAAAGCAAATCAGAATTGAAAAAGATTTTGATGGAAATTTAGAGGTGATCGTAAATGGATGAATACACCATACTTGAGCAAGTGAAGATTCGCTTATTGCATTATAAGGTGAGTACAATCGAGGGTGAAGATGTGGTTGTATTCGATCATAAAAACGAGAACTTGTTACTCGAACAACTTATAAAGCAAGCGAAGCAAAAAATCAAAGAAATCCGAAAGTATCCATCGAATTATACAGATGAAATGATAGAAAAAGATCTGAATAACTATGAAAACATAGTTGTTGATGCGGTTGTTTACTATAGATCGCAGGCTGGAGAGTCTTTCATGAAATCATATACTGAAAATGGAATATCTAGGACTTGGATTGACAGCGGAAAGTTGTTCGATACTGTACTTCCAATATCGCATATTAGCTAAAAAAATCTGATTTTATCAGTTTTTAGAAGATTGTGCGTTATCGTATTGCTAATGCAGGTAATATGATAGCAGGCGGCACACACTAAAGGGTGGTGGGCGGTGTGCCAAAAAAAAGAAAGGCGGTATATGATTATGACGATAGAAATTTCGACAGCAATCATTATAAGCGTTTTATCTCTTGGTTTTTCCGTCTTTATGGGTATGAAGAACAGCAAGCGAACTGACAAAAAAGATATCGAAGAACGTGTTAGAGAAAACACCAGAATAAACATGAAGTTGGACAATATCAATTCGACAACGCAAGATATAAAGTCAGAGTTGTCTAGTGTTCGTACAGACATCCAAAAGCATAATGACAAAATCATTATTTTGGAACAGAGCTGTAAGCAGGCACATAAAAGAATTGATGAGTTAAACATCCGATTAAACATGAATGAAGATGATGAGGTGAAGGCTTATGAAAAATTGGAAAAGTTGGGCAAAAGCCGCAACGATTAGAGCAGTAAAGACAATTGCACAGACTGCGGTTGGTGTGATTGGAGCAAGCACAGTGTTAAGCAGTGTTGATTGGAAAGTGGTTGTTTCTTCTGCGATTCTTGCAGGTGTTGTTTCAATGCTGACAAGTATTGCAGGACTTCCAGAGGTAGAGGACAATGCTTGAAATCAATAAGCAGGAAATGAGATATTCAAAGCAGGAAGAACGAGTTACCATCTACAAGCGTGATGAAAACGGTAACATTGTGTATGAATCTTATAAAGATTCAGCAAGTGGTTCTGTGATTTATTACACAGATGAAGATGGTAACAAAATACCAAAAATCCTAGGAGAAAAAGTTGGTTTTTCAGAGCCAACTTATTTTTATGCAAATATCAGCAATAAGCTAAGCGAAGTATTAGTAAAAGAGTTTGGTATTGATGATTCGTCAACATATGTTCAGATTGTCACAGATAAAGGTGAACTGCCAATAAAGGCAGGGGACGTTGTTTGGAAACAATCAGATCCTACTTATACGGAAGATGGGCTTGTTGATGAAAAGAGTGCTGACTATGTATGCAAAGGCGTTGCTGATGAGGGATTGACGGTTGATTTGTTTTTACTGCAAAAGAATGTCAAATAGGAGAAGCAATGAAAACAATCAGTTTCGGCTTAAGCCAAAAATCCATACAAAATGCAATCAAGGAACTGCAAAAACTAAAGCAGGAACTTAGAAAAAAGACAGATCAGCTTGTCAAGGAATTGACCGAAGTTGGAATACCTGTGATCGAAAAGAATATGCAGAAAGCAAATTACACATACGATTCAAAAGGTGTGCGCAGTGGTTCTGATACAGAACATTATACACACGTAAAAATTAATGCGTTTGATACTAAATCAATTGCAAATTTGATCGTAGAGGGAAAAGAGGTTCTGTTTATTGAATTTGGAGCAGGTGTTTATTACAACGGATCGGCCGGAGCAAGTTCGCATCCAAAAGGACAGGAATTTGGATTTTTAATAGGTTCATATGGAGCAGGTCATGGACAGCAAAAAGTGTGGGGTTACTATGACGAAACTGGAGAACTGGTAATGACGCATGGTGTTGAAGCAACAATGCCATTGTTTAAGGCAGAGCAGAAAATCATAGATGAATATGTGTCTGTTGCAAAGAGGGTGTTTAGCAAATGAACGAGTTGAATTTGTGGGCATTAGAATTTGAAGATACAGTATTTAGTCTTTTTTCTTATGCCTACAACAAAAAATTTAAGAAGAAATACAAAGATTTATACATAACACAAGATGAAGAACAAGACGGTACGGCAATTTTCCCGACTGTACTTGTAAAACAGATTGATTTTAGAGAAGTTGGAAGAGATATTTCCGGGAATACAATAAACGGAATAGATCCAACATTTCAAGTGACCATTTCTTACAAGGGAGATAGGGAAAACTTGAAAGAACTCTCAAATTATGCAGTTATGTTTTTTAAGTCGAAGAAATTTGGTGTTTCAAATGTTTTTTATAACATTTCAAACAAAATACGCACTGCAACATTTAGGGCATCTAGGGTTGTGGGAGCAAATGACACATTAGTATAGTACCGGGCGTACATTTTGAGTGCGCTCGCTGACCACAAAAAGTTTAGTGGTAGAAAGAGAGGTAAAAATGGCTGATGCAGGTATTAGCACATTAGGTGTGCAGTTTGGATATGCGGTTGAAACAACGGCAGGAAAAAAGCCAACAACTTTTAAACAGCTAACAAGAATTAATTCCATTCCGGGAATTACTATCGAACCAGAACAAATTGATGCGTCTGCTTTGGAGGACAAGGTAACACGATACGTAAAGGGTCGTGCTGACACTGGCGGCGCAATTGCCGTTGTAGTAAACATTACAACGGAAACGGTAAAAGAGTGGGAAGAGCTTATCAGTGCTTATCAGGCAGCTACTGGTGGTCTTAGAATGTGGTTTCAGTCATATGTTCCAGGACTTAACAAGTCGTTCTTCTTCGTTGCGCAGCCGCCAGAACTTATTCCGGAACCAGAATTTACGCAGAACGAATTACTAACAGTCGAAATGAATTTGACGATTGAAGAGTATATCGGTCTTGGAGATGCAGTTACTCTTCCTGTTGAGGCAGCATCGGGGGAATAACTGACCATTCGTCAGAAACAACAGAGGCTGTGACGAATGGTGAACAAAACGCCAAAACAGCCAATATGGATTATTCATATTATTTGAATGATTCGGAAAAATAACAGTAAAAGAAAGGGCGGTCTACGGACTGCCCCTTTCCAGTATAAATACTGGGGAAAGGTTAGGAAAAAATGTATAAAACAATTAAAGTAGATGGAAATGATTATAAGTTACAGTATTCAGTAGAAGCGGCAATGTACGATGAGTGTACGGCAAAAGTCATTACTTTAATGACGGCTATTGGAGATGAGAAAGAAGATGAAGAAAATCTTAAAAGTAAAATCAAAGAGATTTCAAGTATCCCTAATTTGGCAGTATCTATGTTTTATGCGGCACTTTTACAGCACCATGGAACAGAAGCAGGGGATGGAACTGTAAGAAGCATTTCAGAAGCAAAAAACATTTTAGCGAGATATATTTTAGAAAATGATAGCGACTTTTTCAGCGTTGTAAATATGTTGCTTGAGCAGATGGGCGAAGATGGTTTTTTCAAACTGATCGGACTGGAGAAGATGATGCAGTCCGAGGAGGAGCAGAAAAAGGAAATGACCGAGAAGAATTAACATTCGCACAGCAAATCGAAAAGAATCTTTTGCCTGCGGCATTGAAAGCAGGAATAACGCATAAGGAATTTTGGCAAATGACGCCAAAAGAAATAAAAATGCAAATAGACGTGTATATTGAGACAAAAGAAGAAGAATACAAAGCAAAAGAACATGAATGTTGGTTAAACGGTATGTACGTTTTACACGCCTTGGGTGCGGCATTTACCAAAAAGGATTACCCAAAAGATCCGTTAAAAGAAGAAAAAGACGGAAAGACAAAAGAAGAAAAAGCAAAAAACAAAAAGAAGAAAATGTTAGATTTGTATGTTGCTCAAATGCTTATCAGACAGGCTAACTTTAATTTGAGTAAAAAGAAAGAGAGTGATAGCAATGAAGAAACAGCATGACGTAAGAATTGACAGATCAAAACTGCATCCATGGCTTGACTACAAACTTACTGTATTGTTAAAAAAATGTGCTAAAAAGGGGATTTATCTCATCATCACAGAGGGATTCCGCACAAAGGAATACCAAGATAAGTTGTATGCCAAAGGACGCACAAAGCCGGGCAAGGTAGTGACGAATGCAAAAGGAAGTACATACTCTAGTCAGCATATGTGGGGCATTGCGTTTGATATTGCGATTCAGTACAAAAAGGATCTGTATGACATTAATACGATCAAGAAAGTAGCAAAAATTGCTAAAAGTATTGGTCTTGGATGGGGTGGAGATTGGAAAACAATTGTAGATACTCCACATTTTTATCTGCCGAAGTGGGGAAGTACAACAACGGAGTTGAAGAAGATTTATAAAACTCCGGATATGTTTAGGAAGTCTTGGGAAAAGAAAGTAACAAGAGATAAGGGATTGTTACTATGGAAAGCAACAACTAAGTTGACAGGAAGTTACTTGCGAATCCCTAAATCTGCAAAAGTAGAGGTTTTATTCGTAAAAACGGATAAATGGTATGCTAAAGTACGATACAAGGGAAAAGTAGGACACGTAAACAAGAAATATTTAGGTTAAAGAAAAGCGCACCTTTATGGTGCGCTATTTTTTTGAAGTGTGAGGTGCGAGAATGCCAGAATTAGATAGTTTAGAATTAAAAGTAGAAGCAGATGCCAAAAAGGCAGACTCTGCACTCGACAGCCTTATTGAAAAACTGCAAAATTTATCAAAAACATTAGGCGGTGTCAACACAAATAACATAAAGAATATTGCAAGTGCAATAAACGGAGCGACAAACAGTAACGGAATAAAGGTTGCGCAAAAGAGCGTTGATAATCTCAATAAATCAATAAAAAACATAGGAAAAGGTACAAAATCAAAAGACATTGAGATCATAAGAACAGATGGAGCAATAAAGAATCTTTCGGGCTTTGAAAACGCATTAAAAGAATTTGATTCATTCATCGAAGAATCTGGTAACAAGGTATCTAAGAATGGATTTTTAGATACGCCGTTGCAAAATCTGAAAGAGAATTTAGCGCAACTTAAAAAGCAATTTCCAGAAGCAAAAGAACTTATCCAGAGTTATCAAGAAGAGATTAAAATGATACAAAATATGCAGGCAAAGTCTGCAAGCACTGGAAATGCACAGAAGTTGAGCGGATATTCCATAGAAAATGCACAAAAAACATTAAATGCAGCACTTGGAAAAAGTATGCCGTCAGCAACGACAAAAAGTGTATCTGGAATGACAACAAAATTAAGTGGACTAAAAACTGCTTTATCAAGTGTTGCCAAAACAGCATCTGCCAATGTGTTTAATAATTTTTCAAATGGAATAAATAAAGCAAAAACTGCATTAAGTGGATATATTAAAAATGCAATCAGATCAATAAATGTTTCTAAGGGGTTCAGAAGTATAGTCGGACACGTTAGAAATTTGTATTTTTCGTTCTTATCATTACGTGCAGTTAGCGGAATTTTGAAAAAGTCCATTACATCGGCAATGGATTACATAGAGGAATTTAACTATTTTAAAAATGCAATAGCAAAAATTGCAAACGAAAATAAAAACAATTACAAGAAATACGGATATACAGATGCAGAATCATATGCAGATAGTTTCCAAAGCAGACTTACATCCTTATCATCTAAAATGACAGGGTTTGACATAAGTAAAAACGGAGAATTAAGCAATAGTGGAAAGCAGAGTTTAGGACTTGACGTAACAGAAGTAACTAATTTCCAGTCGAGAATTGCACAAATGACTAATTCTGTAGGAATGTTTGGAGAATCATCTATTGTCTCTGCAAAAGCACTTACAATGCTTGCCGGGGATATGTCATCATTAACAAATGTTGATTTATCAACAGTAATGAATAACTTTTCATCTGGTCTTTCCGGTATGTCCATGGCATTGAAAAAATATGGTATTGACATTACGAATGCAAGTCTGAAACAGTTAGCACTTAGTTTAGGCGTAAAGAAAAACGTATCAGACATGACACAGGCAGAGAAAGAATATTTGCGTGTTATTGCTATGGTGCAGCAGTCTAAAGTATCATGGGGTGATCTAGCAAACACAATAAATCAGCCTGCGAACCAGTTTAGAATGCTTAAAACAAACATTTCCCAGTGTGGAATGATGCTTGGAAGATTGTTTATGCCGATGGTTGCAAAAGTGTTGCCATGGCTTAATGCTATGACAGGTGCAATTAAAGACCTTATACAGCATATCGGAGATTTGTTTGGGATAAAATGGGCCAACAGCAAAAAGATGAATGCAGGAACTGATGATTCTGGATATACCGACATTGCGGATAGTGCTGATAATGCGGCTGATTCTATCGGAAATGCGACAGACAAGCAAAAGGAATTTAATAAGCAGCTACAAGGTTTTGATAAATTAAACAATCTTACATCATCAAAAGACAGCGGAAACAAAAAAGGCAACGGAAACGGTTCTGGTGCAGATGTAAGTGGTAAATTGTCAGATGCTCTTATCAAGGCAGTAGAGGGATATGAAAAGCGTTGGAATAAGGCGTTTAATGGTATGTCAAACAAATCTGACGAGTTAAAAAAGAAAATCGAAGATTTGTTTAAGGGAGCATGGCTTACAAATGATGGAACAGAAATTGGAAAAGCCGTTGCAAACGTGTTAAATAAAGGCATAAACTGGGTAAATTCAAATACGTCCACTTGGACATCAGGACTTAAAAAGATTGCAACCATTATGGGTACTGCACTTAACGGTTTTGTATCTACTTTTAACTGGGATGGTCTTGGAAAAGCAATAGGAAACTCTATCAAGGGTGCGCTAGAAGCAACACAGACGTTTTTTGATACGGTAGACTGGACAAACCTTGGAAAAGGAATTTCAAAGACATTAAATGCGGCAATTAAAACCGGAGTAATTCAGCAGTATTTGAAAACTGCGGCATCCGTACTTAAAAGTGCCATCGAGACAGCATTTGGTGCAATAACGACATTTGATTTTGCAGGGCTTGGAAATGCTATTGGACAAGGTATCAATGATTTTATTTCAAAAATGAATGAAATAAACAAAAAGACTGGTCTTAATGGATGGCAAGAACTTGGAAAAACAATATCTGATGGTATAGGTGGAATATTGACATCTATAAACACAGCATTAAGTACAGTTGATTGGCAGTCAATTGGGGAATCAATTGGACAGTTTGTTGCCACCATAGATTTTTCCGACTTGGCAAGTAAGTTTGGAACGCTTCTTTGGAATGCAATTAAATCAGCATTTTCTTTGTTAAAAGGATTGATTAAAGAAGCACCGTTAGAAACCGCACTTATATCAGCATTTTCACTTTTTAAGTTAAGCGGAGTTGGGTCGGTAGTTGCTACTGTTTTATCACAGGCGATCGCTAAAAACCTTGCTGCAAAATTAGGTGTTGAAATAGCGGCAAATGAGGGTATAAAAACTGTGTTAAAAACTTCAATTGTGGATAAAATTGCAACGGCAATGAGCGGATTGTCGTTTACTGCAATATTAACTACGTTGGCCGGAGTTGTGGCAACAATTGGAGGAGCAGTTGTTGCTGTAACAAGTTTCTTTTCAATGTGGAAAGATGGTTTCAGTTGGCTTAAAGAAGCACTCATGGTAATTGGAATTGCCATAGCTGCGGTTGGTGCGGTTATATTAGGTGTGCCTGCTGGGATTGCGGCGGCAGTTGCGGCAGTTGTTGCCGGGGTTGCGACAGCAATAATTGTAGTGAAAGATAATTTTGGCACAATAAAAGAGTTTTTTTCATCGCTGTGGGAAAATATAAAAGGGATATGGGGAGCAGTTTCTGGTTGGTTTAAGGATAATGTAATAACTCCATTGGTAGGATTTTTTTCGCCTATTGTGTCTAAAATTACTGGTTTTTTTAAGGCATTGTGGTCTGGTATACAGGAAGTTTGGAAGAGCGTATCTGGATGGTTTAGCAAATATGTAACAACACCAATAGTGACTGTATTTAATGCAGTTAAAACAAGGGTGCAACAGGTGTTCCAAGGGCTTTGGATTATCGTGCAAGCGATATGGAAAGTTGCCTCTGGCTGGTTTAAGACATACGTTGCAACGCCTATATCTACGGTGTTTAATGTTGTAAAAACAACAGTAGGTGGAGTATTCAAAACATTATGGGGCGGAATAAAAAGCGTTTGGAATGGTGCTGTTAGCTGGTTCAAGAAAATAGTTGTTACACCATTAGAGTTAGCGTTCAAAGGATTAAAAACCATTGGAAATATATTCTTAAGTGCATGGAATGCAATTAAGGGTGTTTGGAATGGTGCCGTTGGATGGTTTACAAAGTATATAACAAAGCCGCTACAATCGGCATTTAAGGTAGTAACTAAAAATGTAGGTGGATTTTTCACATCATTATGGAGTGGAATTTGTAAAGGCGTAGCATCTGCATTTAACGCAGTCATAACAGGAATTGAAACGGCAGTAAACTGGATAGTGGGAGCAATAAACGGTATCATTGGTGGTTTTAACAAAATCGTGAGCGTTGCCGCAAAGATTGTTGGTGCAGACTGGAGCGGAGTGTCTAAGCTAAAAAAAGTTAAGATGACGAAAATTGATGTCAATAAATTTGAAAGCGGTGGATACCCTAAGAAAGCAAACTTGTTTTGGGCTAACGAGTATGGAAAGCCTGAGTTGGTAGGTAGACAAGGAAGTAAGACGGTGGTTGCAAATAACGATCAGATCATCAAAGGTGTTTCCGAAGGTGTATCAGATGCGGTATACAATGCAATGAATCCAGTTTTGACAGGATTAGCAATTGCAGTAAACAAAATGAATGAAAGCAAAAATGGCAATGCACTTTATGTTGAGGGTGTATCTGATGGTGACATTGTAAAAATTGTAAAAGCCGAAAACGATCAATACAAGAGAACCCACAATGGAAATCCATTATTTGCGTAAAGAAAAAGGGCAGAAATATTCTGCCCTTTTATTTTTTAAGAATGAGAGGTAGTAATAATGGCAGGATTTGTGTTAAGCAAAGGTCTTGTAATGATAGCGACAGGATATGAAAACGGTGAATACAAATATACAAAGTTAGATAAATTTATTGCGGCAGACAATTTATCTATCACACCGGGAAGAGCGCAAGACTTAGACAGTTATGTAAATGCAAATGGATACCTAAAAAGAAATGTTTTGAAACATATGAGAGATGGAATATCGTTTAGTACACCTTATATGTCATATAGCAAAATGAGAGAATTTGTATCACTTTTGAAAAAAGGAATGAAACAGCCAAAATGTGCATCACTACCAGAGAAAAAGGTTAGAATTGCATACTTTAACGAATGGGAAGATGACTACGATCATGGTTTTTTCTATGTGCCAGATATTGAATGGAAATATGGTGGAACATATAAGGGAGAGCCAACATATCAACCGATAACAGTAGAATTTATAGAGTATTAAAGATCGAGGTGATACAATGCTTAAAATTACAGAGGAGCAGAAAAGCCCATTTTATCAATCCGGGTATTTCAAAAATTACAAATTTGCTTTTAGGGATGTTGGACTTACGATTGATAACGAAACGCTGCATCAAGAATCTGTGACAATAAAGGAATCAATTTGCGATGATGAAGATTTGCAACTTGGTGGTTGTGTCGCATCATCTTGTGAGTTTGAAGTTTCTGAGATCTTAGACACAGATATTGCAGGATTAGAGTTTACAGCTACGATAGAAGCAAGAGATGCAAGTGACAATATCATTTCTAGCGTTCCAATGGGCGTATATAGGGTGTTTTCTGCAAAACTTGTAAATGACACTGATTACAAGAAAGTTGTTGCGTATGATGCTCTATATGATGCAGGCGTTGATGTGTCAAATTGGTACAACAACTTATTTCCTGTATTGGCAACGCAAAGAGTATATGTAACTGGAGCATTAGAAGATGTTTGGAAACATGGTGAATACTCTATTGATTCTAGCGGAAATGCAGAGCCGTCTAAACTTGGAGTATCAGCAGATGAAAATCAAGGAATGACATATCTTGATACAAGCACAGGAAAGCTGTATCAGTCTATATCTGTAAATACTGGGCAAGAAGAGGAAGTATACCAGTGGACAGAAGTATATCAATGTGAGAAAAATTATAGAGATGAAGAGATTTATAAAAAAGTTACTGTAAAAGAGATGAGAGAATCTCTATTAAAACATTTGGGCATTTTATACGAAGTGCAAGACCTGCCAAACGACACAATGCTTGTAGAAAAGACTGTAGAGCCGTCAGAGGGGAGTTTAACAGGAACAAGCATACTGAAATACCTTTGCGAAGTAAACGGTGGATTTGGACGGATTAACCGCACTGGAAAGTTTGAGGTACTTATTCTTGGTAGCATGGGACTGTACCCAGAAGAAACATTGTACCCAGAAGAAGATCTGTATCCAATGAGCGGATCTGAAAACTATGAATATTTTGGAATGTCAGATGAGGAAGAACGACCTGAATTTAAGAATACAACTTACGAAGAATATATTGTATATTCTCCAACTTGTATTACAATAAAAGGAGATTCAGATGATTACGGAACAACAGTAGGTGACAACACAAGTAATCCGTATGTTCTTAGCGGAAACATACTTCTTTACGGAAAAGGAGTAGAGAGTCTGCAAGAGGTCGGGAAAAACATCTTAGAATATTTGCAATATGTATCTTACAGACCAAACACAACAACCTTGCAGGGATTACCGTATATGGAAGTTGGAGATATGTATTCTTTGGACAAACAGAACGATTCTGTAGACAGCTATATTTTTAGCAGAACATTGTCGGGAGTGCAGGCTTTATCTGATGAATATGTATCAAAGGGTAGCGAGAAAAGAACAAATGATCCATCGGTAAATAGTGAGATAACACAGTTACAAGGAAGAACTCTGAAAATCAAAAAGGACTTGGATGTATACAGTATTGAAATGACTAATATTGCAAAAAATACATCTACGAAATTCGAGCAGACAGATTCTACCATTGTTCTTAAGGTGGATAACAACGGTAATTTGTCTCAAGTAGAATTGAGCGGAGATCCTAACGAGGGTACAGTGTTTAAGGTGACGTCAAACAACATTGAACTTTCTGCTGATGATGTCTTAAATTTATTATCTGGTGGAACAATTGACATACAAGCAGGCGATGGTATTACTATATCAAGTCCAAACTTTACATTGAGCAAAGAAGCAATAAACATTATTACTGATAATTTTACGCTTGACGAAAACGGATCAGTTATTGCAAATGACATAACAATAACTGGTGGAAAATTACAGATAAAAGCAAAAGAAGATATTCCATATATTGAAATGAAATTGGAAGATGAAAATAGCGAAGAAAGTGTATCTGCTGGAATGTCACCAAGTGGAAGTTTTAATACAGGCGTATCATCTACTTGGGAAGAAAGAAGCTCAAGTGGATTGCTGACTTACTACAGAACACTTGTGTCTACAGAAAACAAAAATGGATCATGGGCAAGCAAAGTTGTAAAACAATATAGAATATCAGATAAAGACACATGGAGTACGGAAACAGAATATCCAGAAGCAACTATAAAATACGTATCTCTTTCCGGAGAAAAAATAAGCACGTTTACTTCTAGTAAAAATAGTAGCTACTTTCAGTGTGATGTTCCATTTTTTACGGAAATTGATTTGATGAATGATACTGACACAAAGTTTACGCTTGCTGATGGTTTTACATCAAATAGCGACTATTGGAATTATTTCAAAATGGTTGGAGCAATGGTGCAGTTATGTATAGATGTAAGAGGTACACTTGCTAAAAGTGCATGGACAACGGTTGCAAAGTTTAACCACCAAGCATCGTTTGCAGGAATCAATTTAACACCAAAAGGATCAGATACAACCAATACAAGCATATTATATCCAATTGTAACAAGCCGAACAGGTAGCGGAAATAATGCTGTTGCAAGACTTGTGATAAAGCAAATGGAAGTAGGCGGTATAAAATTTGATGAATACTATACAGAGGTGCAAGTGTACCAGTATGGTGATACAGATGCAACGTGGGCGCAAATAAACATGACATATTGTATAGATGTGTCAACATTGACGGAATAGGAGCGTGAATTATATGGCATATACGAAAGTAGAATACACACCAGTAAACTGGAAGAACAAGTCAGAGGGGCTGTTGACTCCACTTGGAAAAAAGAATCTAAATGTTATGGATGAGGGAATTTCAAAGATTGCGGAACAGTTGGATGAAGTGTATCGCTCATTTGCAGAAGAAATAAGCAAAATACCAACAATGCAGACAAAGGTTGATGAGTTTGAAAGTACAATATCAGCACTTAATAGTACCGTGACTACATTAAATTCAGACTTTACAACTGTAAAACAAAATGTTGATACATTGAGTACAACCGTCACAAGATTAAATAAAAGCGTACAAGATAATGAATCGGCTATAGGACGTGTAACTGTTAAAGTGTCAAATGCTCTTGTTCAACCAAGGCTTATTAAAGCAGAAATACAAAATGGTGATGAATTTGATTTCTATGATTTTAGCAAAACAGTTGCACTGATTGTAAAGGGACATGCGAAGTTTGGAAATTCAACATCCGAATATTTTTATGAATTTATTCCATTTCAGGAAAAAGGAGTTTTCCCGGCAAAGATAGTGCCGCTTTTGATTAAAAGTGGAGTTACTGGTGTTGGAATTGACAGCATGGAAAATCCGTCAAATTCTGTAACAATTGGGTATAGAATAAGAATTAGAATAACTCCAGATGAAAATACAGGAACGGTTACTGTGTCAGAATATAGTGTAAAACCTAGCACTGTTGGAGCAAACGTCACAAAAAGCAGTTTTGATTTGTACGTTCTAGAAACATCGAATTAAGAATGTGAGGTATCAGCATATGGCATACACAAAGGTAGAATATAATCCTGTAAATTGGAAAAATAAGTCAGAGGGTCTTATAACTCCACTGGACAAAAGAAACCTAAACAACATGGATGGTGCAATAAAGACTTTAGCGGATTCTCTTGATGTTGCATACAATGAATTAGATACAAAGAAATTGTCAGTAGATGGAAGTTATAAGATCATTTCCGAAACGCCAACATGGGATGAAAAGACTGGAATTTTAAGATTTAAGTTTTATGACGGAACAGAATTTATGGTGGATTTTAATGTGGAAAAAATCCCAGTATCTTTTTCCATGAATGAAAAAGGTGTAATCACAATGACAACGGAAGATGGCACAAAATGGACTGCTGACATTGGAAGTTTGACACCAAATTACGTTTACGATGATAATGAAAGAATTGCTGTAACAACAAGTAAATCAGAAGATGGTAGCACTCATGTAAGTTTTGATTTGAAAAAAGGAAGCATTACAAATGATTATTTAGCAAATGATTATCTAGCTTCTATCATTGCGGAGACTGTAAAGGCACAGACTGCATCTAGTGACGCCAAGAAATCAGCAGACAGTGCTAGTGAAAGTGCAAGCAATGCGGAATACGATGCAAAATTGGCACAGTCATACGCTATTGGCGGTAGTGAAATAAGAGATGGCGAAGATTTAGATAATGCCAAATATTATGCAAACGAATCGAAAAATCAAGCAAAAAATGCTACTGATTATGCAATATCAGCTTCTGCAAATGCAACTGCGGCCAAGAAATCAGCAGACAGTGCTAGTGAAAGTGCCAGTAATGCAAGTGCAAGTGCAAAAACTGCAACAGATGCGGCAACATCTGCAAATACAAGCGAGACAAATGCTAAGAAGTCGGCAGATAATGCGTCTAATAGTGCAACATCTGCAACATTGAGTGAGACAAACGCTAAGAAGTCTGCAGACAGCGCATCCGCAAGTGAAACTTCTGCATCTAACAGCGCAACATCTGCAAGTACAAGTGAAAACAATGCAAGAGTATCAGCAAACAGTGCAAGCACAAGCGCAAGTAGCGCAAGCACAAGCGAGACAAACGCTAAGAAATCGGCAGATAGTGCAGTCACAAGTGCAAACAACGCAAGCACAAGCGCAAACAACGCAAGCACAAGCGAAACAAATGCTAAGAAATATTATGAGCAGACAAAAAGCATATCTGAATCATTTGCAGGGACGCTAAGACCAAAAGGAACTGTTACGTTTGCAAATTTACCATCTGTAAGTTTAGCGGAAACAGGTGATATGTATAATGTGTCTGATGAGTTTACTACGACTACAGATTTCGCAGAGGGAGCAGGAAATACAATACCTTTAGGGTCGAATGTATATAAAAATTCTGATGGGAAGTGGGACGTATTAGCAGGAAGCCCGGTTACAGGAGTAAAGGGAAGTGCAGAAACAGCATATAGACGTGGAAATGTAAATATCACAAAAGAAAATATAGGACTTGGAAATGTTGACAATACAGCAGATAGCGAAAAGAGGGTTAGTTATGCTACGAGTGCAGGAAGTGCTGATAGTGCAACGAAAGCAAGCAATGATTCTGCCAATCAAAAGATTACATCAACATATATCAAGGGTGTAGGGATTAAAAATCATACTGTTACAGTTACAAAAGGAGATGGAACGTCATCATCATTTGAAGTACCTGATACGGACACAAACACAACCTATAGTCTCAAGAAAACAGGAAGCAAGATACAGCTTGTTGGCAGTGACGGAAGTACAACGGAAGTCACTGATGATAACACGACATATGACTTGGATGAGATGATAAACGCCCTGCCTGTAGGTACGGATGACCCTGTTGATAATGATTACTACGTATCACAGTATGCAGACGGTGGAACAAGTAACACTAGATATTATCGCAGACCTGTTAGCAAGTTATGGAATTATATCAAATCTAAACTTTCTACTGTAGCGACTAGCGGTAGTTATACAGACTTGTCTAATAAGCCGACTATAGGCAACGGTAAGGTTACGGTCAATCAAAACGGTACGACTAAAGGCACATTTACCATGAATCAGACAGGCGATACTGTTATCAATCTTACCAACAGTGATACAAACACCAACACATGGCGTGACGTGGTAGACAGTTTGGACAGCACGAGAACCGATGCTAGTTTGAGTGCAAATCAAGGACGTATATTAAATGGCAAGTTTGCTGGTTATCTACCATTGCATGGTACAGCCGACATCGCTACATCAGTAACGGATTATGGCGATACAGCAAAACATATACAAATTGGATTTAGTGGTGCTGGTATTACAGGTGACGATATTAAGTATATTGCAGGATATACAAGTGGCGATGGCGGTAATCTATC